GGAATAGGTACTGGAGGTACAGGCGCTAACTGGCTTGGTAGTGGCGGAACCTCTGGCACTGGCTACGGCTCAGGCGGCGGTGGTAGGTTTAATAATAGTGGCGCTGCGTCTCCAGTTGGCTCGGGTGCACCTGGCGTAGTTTACGTAATTAGAGGAATTTAAGGAGATAATGATGGCAAACTTTGCAGTTATTGAAGCAGGAATTGTAACCAACGTTATTCTTGCTGACTCACAGGCTGTAGCTGAGGAAGTTACAGGCAAGACCTGCGTAGAGTACACAGACGCAAATCCAGCTGGTATTGGTTGGTCGTACGACGGCTCTACCTTTACTGCCCCAACAGTTCCAACAGCTCCAACAGAATAACCTGATATAGTAGTTCCCCTAACAAGGGATTACTAAATGGCACTTATTACCTTTACGGACACCTTTGGTGTTCCAGAAGAGTTTACTCCCAAACCTGCATCAGGCTCTGTTCCTGACTGGTACAAAACTTTAGACTCGTACATGAGCAAAGAAAAAAAACCTGATGGTAAAGGAATGACCACAGGCACTATTAAACGTTGCATGCCTGTCTTTGATGCTATTGTTGGCGGCTATATTCTGTATACCTATACGGATGTCTATGTTAGCCAAAAAGCTATTGAATACGCTGATAAAGAAAAGAAAGACAAGACTGGCGAGGATGACTTTATCCCTGAAGAAGAGATACGGGAAATGGGTCTTCCCGTTACTCAAGCGCACTACGAGTGGCCCTCTTTTGGTCCACTTGGATTTCATCCTGTAGAACAAGCACCTAATCACCCACAGCGCTCGGGAACCCCACACCACTATCCTAAGTGGATTAACCCTTGGTCTATTAAGACTCCTAAAGGATATTCAGTTCTCTTTACTCAGCCTATGCACCGACCAGCTGATTTTACTATTTTGCCTGGCATTGTGGATACTGACGAATATGATGCCCCTGTTAACTTTCCTTTTGTGCTTAATGACCCTAAGTTTGAAGGCATGATTCCTGCTGGAACCCCCATGGCTCAAGTCATTCCGTTTAAGCGTGAAGAGTGGAACATGACCATTGGCTCTCAGGAAGAGTGGCAGGCGCAGAACAAGACTACTATTAAGCTACGTACATCATTCTTTGACTCATATAAAAATAAATTCCGTCAACCAAAGGACTACAAGTAATGGCATCTAAAAAGGACTCACTCACTATCGGCTGGTGCGATGGCGGCACTACAGACGGCAAGTTNACACAGGGCTTGGTTTACACCATCCTACGCCTACCTGAAGTTGCGGGCTTTAGCGTTAAGCAGGCTGTGCGCGTTCAGGGCAATCAGATTGGGCGCCAACGCCAAGTACTTATCGACGGCTGGTATGACGCCAATACGAGCGATTGGCTCCTCTGGGTGGATAGCGATATCTGCCTAACCGCTGAAATCCTCAAGACCCTCTGGGAAGCCGCAAACCCCGTTATACGGCCTATTGTCTCTGGAGTCTACTTCATCTCCAAGCAGACTGAGGGAACGCTGGATTACCCCCTTCCAGCCCTTTTCCACGACCGCTCTGAGTATCAGATGCAGCACGTCCACCCGCTACCTAATAACGAGCTTATTGAGATTGACAGCGCTGGCATGGGGCTTGTACTTATGCACCGTTCAGTAGTCGAGAAGCTTCGTGACAAGTTCCCTAATGACTCCTTCTTTGGCGAGAAAGAGGGCAAGGGCGATGAGTACGTGAGCGAGGACATAGTCTTCTTCCGCAAGGTCAAGGCCGCAGGCATTCCTGTCTACGCTCATACTGGCGCAATTGCTACCCACGTCAAGCGATTTGACTTGAACGCTAAGTACTACAACATGTACTGGGACGCATTTGCTCGCGCTCAATCTGGGGAAAACGCCTAACTACCGCGACGACTTTGAGGCTCTAGGGAACACCTAGGGCCTTAGAATTGACTCANTAGGTCTACTACTTCGTCTCGCTCCCTAGGGGGCTTCGTCTACCCCCCTTCAATCCCTTCGCGAGAGGAAAACAATGACAGTAAGAGACTCTGGCTACAAGCAAGCTCCTTCGGGCAACGTTGCTGTAGACTTCGTCTGGGGCAACTTGCCTCCACAGACAAACGATGACCGTTCAGGTTCATCAATTTCATACAACGCCACAGGCGGAACCTCAGGTACTTTTGGTGGAGACCTTATCTCTGCAACAGTAACCGCTGCTTCAGCTTCAGCTGGCACAATCACTTACACCGCAGCTAACGAGTTCGTTGCTGGTCAGAGCGTAACCGTTTCTGGTCTCCTAGGCTCAGTTGCTATCACAGGCATTACTGCATCTGCTGGTGTTGTGACTTACGCAACATCTTCAACAGTTGGTCTTTCAGCAGGACAGACCATAGTTATCTCAGGCGCTTCAGCTGCAGGATTTAACGGCACCAAGACCATCTTGGCTGTTGTAACTAACACAAACTTCACCGTAACATCAGCTGCTACAGGCTCTACCTCAACAGCTACTGGTGCTTACGCATCTGCTTTCAACCTCACAGGCGCTGTTGCATCTGCAACCACCTCAGCATTCACCATCACCAACGCAACAACTGACCGCGCTGTTTCAGGCGCTTCAGGTCTTGCCGAGGCTTACGCTGAGCTTCTTGACGGTATTGGCGCAGACTACGGTTGGGGAACAACCACTGACTTTACGTCAAACGTCCTCACCGAAACCCAACCAACAGTCACTGTTGGCCAGGCTGGTTCCTACACTGTCCCCAATGACAACACCGTAAATATCCTTAACGGATACGAGGCATTCCCTCTAAACGCGGCAAACAAGACCACAGGCTTCAACCCTGCCTACACTTTGTCAGCTGTAGTTACCGCTGCTTCAGGAGACGGCACAACCGTAACCTACACAGCACATAACAACTTCTCTACTGGCCAGACTGTATCAATCTCAGGTCTGTACAACTACGTACTTGCTGGCTCAAACCAGCCAATCGCAACCGCTATCTACGCCCCTACCTACACAACGGCATCAGCGTACAACCTCAGCTCTGTTACGATTGCATCTGCGACCCCAACACAGTTCACAGTAACCAACTCTACTGTAGATGGCACCGCTGCTTCTCTTAGCAGCACCGTCTCAGGCGCTATTCGTGGCCTTGCAGTAGTGACTGTTGCAGCATCTGCTTCAACAACTTCTACTCCAACTGTTACTGGCTTGACCATCAAGGAAGCTATCCGTCAGATTGGCGTAGCTTCATTGAACGTAGGAACTGTTACCTACACAACCTCAGGTGCAACAGCACTCAACGTTGGAACTGTTTACAGCCAGTCTGTAACAGGAAGCCAGACCTTGGGAACTGCAGTTAACTTGGTTGTTTACAAGTTGCCTACTGGTGAAAACCCAGGAGTTGCAGCTGGTACCTATACCTATACTCTCTAATTAGAGAACAAAAAAGCCCCAGCCAATCGGCTGGGGCTTTTTGCTTTCTAGGTCAATACCATCCATTCTTTTGATGAAAAGCCCAGGCATTACAAGCTGTACCGTAACGAACCTTGATGTAGTGAAGACCATATTGAACTTGGACTACAGCCACACTGGTCTTCTTGATTTTGTAATTGGTCCATGTAGTAGGCAGGAACTGAGCTAGGCCAAAAGCCTTGGAGCTCATGTTCAGGGCCTTAGGGTTGAAGTGGCTCTCCGCGGACCATAGCTGGTCGAGGCACTTCCATTCCTTCATCGATTGGCCATTGGCGTACTCCGTGAGGAATGCAATGGTCTCGGGGTCAAAGTACTTGACGTAGGGGCTAGCGAGCGCTTTCTGCGCTGCGGACTTGGTCGTAGATACATTCAAGTACTGAAGAGCGACTGTTACAGTCCTCTCTTGAGGTGCAAGTACAGGCAGAGCATGTGCTGGGGTCAACAGTTGACTCCATACGAAACACATAGCTCCTAGTACTGCGGTCAACTTACGAACATTTACCGTTAGGTTAATTCTGATATTAAGCATTTCTGCTCCTCTCAGTAGAACACGAAAGAGAGTCATTGCTGACTCCCTCATACTCTATGGAACACTAGAGTTACAGAGCGTGTCAAGTTCAACAGCGGTGTTTACAGAGAAAAGTACACCAATATGTGTAAAAATTACATGTATTGCACCTTCTGGGCTCTTATATTTGGACAATTAGTAGTTATCCACAGCGATATCCACAATCCCAGATAGGTCATCAATGTCTACATCTAATCTTCTTGCAGCATCGGCATCTGGCGTCGTAGTACTTGGCGCATTTATTGGTTCTGGTCGCTGGGTCATCAAACATTACTTAGCAGAGCTTCGTCCTAATCACGGCAGCTCATTGAGTGACATCGTTAAGCTGCAAGTCCTTCCTATCCTTCAGAAGTTAGATGCTACGCAAGATGACTTGCGCCAAGACATCACGGATATCAAAGTTGACTACGCTCGTCTAGAAGGTCGCTTTGACCAATACGTAGAAGAGAACAAATGACATACACTCCACGCCCAGGCGATTACGGCGTCGTCAAGACTACAGGCTTCTTTGGCAAGCTCATCCGCTTAGGCACGATGAGCCGCTGGAACCACGCCTTCATCTGCATCGATGAGCACCTGATTGTAGAAGCCAACCCTACTGGAGTAGCTATCAGTCCAGTCTCTAAGTACCCGCTGATTGCATGGAACCAGCACGAAAAGCTGACCACCAAGCAGCGTGAAACCATCGTAGAGGCTGCGGTCAATCTTGTTGGTCGTCCCTACGGCTTTTTTGACATCTTTGTCCTAGCTCTTCGTATCTTGGGGCTCAAGGTATTGGCGAACACATCCTTGATGGAGCGTGCCGCTATGCGTTATGGGGTCATATGCTCAGAGCTAGTTGCCCTCACCTACGACAGGGCAGGTATTGGATTGGTAAACAAGCCAGACAATCTTGTAACCCCAGGAGACTTAGCGGAAAGGTTAATCTACCAGTGACCGACGCTCACAAGAATGCACTGAACCTTCACCTCGCTGTCTCCGTACCTGCCCACGAGCCACGGGAATCTGACCCTCACTACCACCTATTCAATCAGGCAAAGGCTCGCATCAAGGCGGCTGGTCTGTGGAAGTGCATCATCAACGACGACTTCTGCTCAGGAGGCCCAGAGCTTCACCACAGCCACATTGAGTTTTCTCAGGTAAACAACATGGACCCAGCAAGGGTGGAAGAGGCCTTTGGCGTTCACTTTGCTAACGACGATGAGTTCCAAGCTTGGATTGAAAGCCCAGGAAACCTAGAAGTGCTCTGCGAAGCACATCACCGTACACGCTACGGCATCCATGAAATCCCAGCGCCCCTGTGGGAAACCTTTCGTTACAGAAAGGTAGGAACAGCGGCTGCTGCTGAAGTGGTAACGAATAAGGAGCTAGACAAATGACAGCTGGCGTAGACATCATCAACATTGCACAGAAGCAAGTTAACTTCTATGGCGGAGCTACCGACAAGAACCCTTACGGCGACTGGTACGGCATTTCTAACGAGCCGTGGTGTGCCATGTTCATCTCATGGTGCTTTGCACAGGCTAACGCTTCTCATCTTGTAGCTGCTCAAACACCTAAAGGCTTCTCTTACTGCCCAGCTGGTCTGACCTGGTTCCAGAAGAACAAGCAGGTTGTGGATAAGTACTCCGCACTTCCTGGAGATATAGTCTTTTACAGCTTTTCTGGAAACTCTATTCCTGACCATGTTGAGCTAGTAGTAGCCGCCTCTAAAGATGGCATCACAACAATTGGTGGCAACACCACTCCTGACCACTACACAGCTAACTCTCCACAGGCTGATGGTCATGGTGTTTATCTACGCCATCGCCCATACCTTTTTGTCCTTGCAATTGTTCGCCCAGCGTACGAAGAGGGCTCAAAACCCGCTATCTCCAAGACCGCTAACAGCAAGCCATTAGCGACTGGTGTAGCCGCCGTAACAGCTCTTGGCGGTGGGGGGGCGGCGATTGCAACTCACACCACTACAGCGACTACAGTTAAAACAACCACAGTATTAGTTGCACCGCCGTTCCCTGGCACCTCAGCGTTTAAGGCTGGGCTCAAGACTCAGGCGGCGTTGATAGTAGAGACAGCTTTAGAAAAGGCTGGGCTGCTCCCAAGCAATCTAGTCAAAGGGACACTAACTACAGAGGACTTGGCGTTGGTACCCGTTTACCAGAAAAAATTCCCAGCGCTCAAATCCTCTAAGGGATTAGACGCCGCTACCTATGCCTCAATGATTAAGGAAGCAGGAGCTTAATGAAGTATTTTCAAAGAATGTCGGACTGGGCCGCAACAGCTTTTGGCTCACCGTGGTTCCTTATCTTCCACATGGTCTTTTGGACTGCGTGGATGACCTTTGCCGTTTTTGACCCGTATCCATTTAACCTTCTTACCCTTATCGTCTCATTGGAGTCTATCCTCCTATCTGGCTTGTTATTGAACGCTACTAACCGTTCAGGCGACGAAGACAGGGCTATAATTGAAAAGGACCTCAACCTTGATGGGCAAACCCACAAGCGTGTCGAAGAGGCCCTTCATCTAATCAAAGAGGTGCACAGTGCCATTCAAGTTCCCCGTAAGCGACCCTAAGGCCGTAGGTCTAGCTGGCGTAGCGGGACTCGCCGCATGGAAAGCTAGCAATTTCTCAGTTGACCCCAGCCATCTAACAGAGGTAGCATTAGCTGCCCTAACAGGGGGAGCCGTACCGCATAACCCTACGTCACGACCCGACGTAGAGTCAGAGTCACATATTGTGACCCCGTACGCTAACAACATCGAAAGCGAGCAGTAAGACATGAAAATCACACGTTCAGAAAAGGCTCTTGTTGAGCACTATGTTTACGCAACCGCAGCATCAGCTGTAGCAATCTGGCAGACAGGCAACCACCACATCAAGCACGTCCTTTGGGCGGCAGTAGTTGGCGTTGTTGGTCCATTGTTGGCTAAGTTCAACCCTAAGGGTGTTGTAACAGACCTTGCTAAGCAGGAGCATCTTGATTCAGTAACAACCTCAGCGTTGACCTCTGTTGCTACCGCAGCAGTAGCGGACGCTCAGAAGGCTGTTGCTAAGGCAGCTGTAGACGCAGCTAAGTAAGTCATTAAGTGAAGAAGGGGGCTTCGGCCCCCTTTTTTGCTATACTGAACATTCAAACCAAGGAGTACTAAATGAAGTGTGCTAACTGCAGCCGTGAAGCTGTCTACTACCTCAATAACCCAGGCGCCAACCCTGTCTACTATTGCGCCATCTGTCTTCCTAAGCACTTGCAGAAGCGAGCCGATGCAGGGCAACTTCGCCTTCCAGAAAAAGCTGCACCAGCAAAACCAAAGGCTTCAGAACCTAAGGCTGAGTAATGCGCCTTACACGGCATAACGCCGTACAGGTACACCCGATACCTAACCGCATCGTCTCGCCACGTGGACCTTTTCCACCCGAGCTATTTGATGAACCTGAAATTGTCGACAATTACGCACCAGCCCTCAACCCTGATGGTTTAGAGTTTGAAGCTGGAGCAACTGCTCAGAATAACTTCAAGCCACCTAAGTGGCTTCGCTGTGGAACCTGCTACGAGCGAGTACTGGAGACTGAGACCGAAAACCACGTTTGCGAGGAATAATGGCTGACTTTATTAGTAACGATGAAGCTGCCGCCCTGCAACGGGGCATGGGTGTTGAAAGCGCCATTGACCGCGAATTCGAGGCCATTGATACGGTTGAGCAAACAGAATCCCAAGTAGGGCAAGAGCTCCCAAGCGACCTTCACTTTATCCAAACCTCAACAACTAATCCTGCTCGTCCACGCACACTTCGCGCTGCATACGACTCCAAAGAGCAAACCATGTACGTGGTTTTTAATGACACTACCTATTGGTACTACGCTGGGGTAGACCCAGAGACGTGGAACGGTTTTAAAAGCGCAACATCCAAGGGCAAGTTCCTTCATGAAAACGGATTTGACGCAGGCATCTATGACATGGGCCCTGTAGACCTGAGCACTATGTCTCCTCGTCGCCGTGCCGCTCTAACTGCAAACCTAGAGCGAAGCCGTCGCCAACAGCAAGCGCTGAAGGGTAAGCAGAGCACCAAGCTGGGCGGTAAGGGCGTACGCTACCGACTTAGAGGCCAGGGAGGCGTGTACTAACAGATGCACTCATTAATCGGACCACTATACGTAACAACAGTTAAGTACGGCCATCGCCGTTTCTGGCCCTTTGTAGAAAAAGGCTGGAGCCAAGAAATTGAAGAGCCCTACCGCAAGGGAACCTGCCTAGTTTTTCGTGTACCATTTACCCGTCCAGGATATGCGATTGGCTGGTTTACTGAAGCCCTGCCTGAAGAGGAAGCACTAACGAATGCCATCAAGTCCCATATACACCAAGTTGAACTCTCCGAGATTGAGGAGTGGGAATCCCCTCAAGCAGAGTATTCAGGCGATTGGGTCATTAATGAACTTTAAGCGCAACAAGCATTGGGATAAACCCTTTAGCCCTAGGATTGCCAAGCGTGTACAACGCATCCCTACAGCCGAACTTACCCGCTGGGGAGAGCAGGCAATCAACGAACTAGGCCGTACCCTTATCGCATACGAGCGCACGGGTAGCCCTGAACTTCTTCTAGAGGCACGCACTGGCGCAGAGGCCGTTCACGCAGTCATCGAAGCTATCGCACAACGCAACGGATACTAACTACCCGATTAGCAATTTGTCGACATTTGCTCTATACTTATAGCACCTCGTTTCCATCTCTCCCATCAGGTACTTAGAGCCTGGGTTTAACAGCCCAGGCTTCTTTGTTTGCTCTAGACTTTCTTTAATCAGCTACTGAATCGGACAACATGAGCGAACAAGAATTTATTGACGAAGAGGAGTTCCTCGAGGATGAGGACGACCTCGCCGTTGAAGAGCAGGACGAAGAAGAAGAGCTAGACGAGCTCTCTAAAGAATTCGTCAAGACCCTCATTGACCGCATCATGAAGTTTATGGCCCAGTTTGTTGGGCACGACCTTCACCCCTATCAAGTACCGCTGGCCCGACGTATTATTGAGTCGGTTATTATTAATGACGGCGAAGAAATCACAGCCCTAGCAGCCCGTCAGTCGGGTAAGTCTGAGACTATCGCTAACACGGTTGTTACCCTTATGATTCTCCTACCACGCCTAGCCCAACTATTTCCTGACCTACTGGGAAAGTACAAAGACGGCATCTGGATTGGTATGTTTGCCCCTGTCGAAGGACAGGTAGAAACCCTGTTCGGCAGAGCTGTGAACCGCCTCACATCTGAGACGGCTAACGAAATCCTTGCCGATGCAGAGATTGATGACTCCATTAGTAAAGTGGCGGGTGTCACACGTCAGATTAAGCTCAAGAAGTCTGGCTCTACGCTCACCATGATGACAGCAAACCCGAGGGCCAAGATTGAATCTAAGTCTTTCCATCTTATTGTTATTGATGAGTGCCAAGAAGCGGATGACTTTGTGGTTAGCAAATCCATTAGTCCTATGCTTGCTTATTATTCTGGAACAATGGTCAAGACTGGCACGCCAACTACTAGCAAGAATAATTTTTACCGTTCAATCCAGCTGAATAAGAGACGCCAGACTGCTCGCTCTTCTCGCCAGAATCACTTTGAGTGGGATTGGCGTGATGTTGCCAAGTGCAACCCTAACTACGCTAAGTTCATTAAGCGCGAGATGCTACGTATCGGTGAAGACTCTGATGAGTTCCAAATGTCGTACTGCGGCAAGTGGCTGTTGGAAAGAGGTATGTTCGTTACCTCAACCATTATGGATGAGCTAGGGGATACTTCACAAGAGATTGTTAAGGCGTGGCACCGCTCGCCCGTGGTTGTGGGTGTTGACCCAGCCCGCAAGATGGACAGCACGGTAGTCACCGTTGTTTGGGTTGACTGGGATAGGCCTGATGAGTTCGGCTTATATGACCACCGTATTCTTAACTGGTTGGAAATCCAAGGCGATGACTGGGAAGACCAGTACTTCCAGATTGTTAACTTCCTCAGCAACTACGACGTACTAGCAGTAGGTGTAGATGCAAACGGTGTGGGCGACGCTGTTGCTCAGCGCCTTAAAATCCTGCTACCCCGCGCCGAGGTTCATTCTGTTGGAAGCTCCCAGCAGGAGCAGTCCAAGCGTTGGAAGCACCTCAAGCAGCTTATTGACCGACGCTTAGTAGGTTGGCCTGCCCATGCAAAAACACGCCGCCTGCGTACGTGGAAGCGTTTCTATCAGCAGATGACTGACCTAGAGGTGAAGTTCAACGGACCTAACTTCTCAGCCGCTGCTCCAGATGAAGCCCATGCCCACGACGACTTTGCGGACTCGCTGGCTATTGCAACTGCGCTAACTATGGACTTGGCTATGCCAAACGTAGAGGTGACCTCAAACCTCTTCTTCTCAAGATAAGCGCGTTTAGCCTTACGCCAAGACCTTTCTGTAGCACACTTTTAACTGAGGTCCTCAAACCCATATTTCAAGGAGTCATATATGACAATCGCACCAGACCCAAAGTTCCCAGAGACTGCGCCAATCGTCTACGACCGTAAGATGTCGCCAGCTCTCCCAGGACAACGTGGCCCACTTCGCTTTGAAGAAGGTCTTGCTACTGATACAGACGTTCCAAACGAATTCTCAAAGGGCGCTGGCCAGGGCTACATTGCAGCCGCTGGACGTCCAAACCGCAACGCTAACGTATTCGAGAAGTACCCAGAAGAGACAATGCGTGAGCGTGCTCACGTCGGTTCAGCTGCATGGGTCGAAGCTCCTAACACACTTCAGGAGTTCTCAAATGGTGCATTCGCTGACCATGGCGATAACCGCATCGAAGAGGTTATGCGTAATGGTGCACACCAGTACCGCCTTAACCCAGCAGTAGTAAACGACTAATTACTAACAAGCTCCTGACCCCCGCTCATTCCACCTCCTGCGGGGGTACAGGTCTACGAGGGTGATATGGCACTAATTCAAGGGCAAGAAGCTAAGGAAACTCCAAAGCAAGTACCAGCAAATCCCAAGCTGTGGAACATGCTTACGACTCAGGCACGCTCTAAGTTCCGCGTCTACCCCTCACCAGCCGCTGCACACTGGGTTCACGCCCGTTATACGCAGCTAGGCGGCAAGTTCGTGCAATCTGAAAAAGACGTCGACCCTAAGATGCGCGACTACGTAGCTGAGAAGAAAAAGAAGATAGAGGAAGCCCAGAAGAAGAAGGTTACCAAGCCTGTAGGCAAGAACCTTATCCGCGGCGAGCGTTTTAGATAATAACTAGCTTTGTGTTACACTATGTCGACAAATAGATTTATTGAGAGGATGTGTCGGTGAGCTCTATTGATTTCTCGCCACCGAGTTATCGGGCAGCCTCCTCTGACCTAACAATCTCGATTTCCCCGCTGGGACTTGTAGAACTAGCGGACGAAGAATTTGAAGTACACGGCCCTCGCCTTAACCGCTATTCGCTGAACTGGGCAATGTACCTAGGCCACCACTACTCTTACCGCCGCCAGACTGGCGAAGCTCAGATGGTAATGAACTACTTCCGAGCTATTACTGACTTTATTATTAACTTCACCTTTGGCAAGGGCGTTAACTTCCGCTCGCCTAAGGAAACAGAAGCTATCGTCCCTGACCTTCTTGAGCGCGTCTGGGAAGTAGATAACAACAAGGCTACCGTCCTTTGGGAGCTTGGCCAGCAAGGCGCCGTATCTGGCGACTGCTTTATCAAGGTAGCTTACGAAGAAGCCTATGTAGACACTGTAGGCCGCGCACACCCAGGCCGCGTACGTATTCTTC